CATCGGCATAGCCGGCGGGGGAGCAGCAGGACCGCCCGGAGGCATCGGGGGCATCTGCGGCATCGGGCCGGGGCCGGGCGGGATCGCCGGCTTGCCCATCGGGTTCATGCCGCCGGGGCCACCCTTCTCACCCGCAGAGATGATGATGTTGATGTTGGTCTTGCCCTTAGCGCGACCGCCATTCTTGCGCGCAAGGCGACCGCCCGTAGGACGGGTGCCCTGAAGCTCACCATCAAGCGCCTTACCGCCGTTTTTGCGGCCACGATATGACGACTCATCTTCTGCCGAACGGAGGTGGCTAATGTCCTCCAAAGTTTCCCGATACTTGTTTTCGGTATCGTTCATGCTTTCTGCCGGCGAATTAAATTTACCGCGCCTAGCTGCGTCACTAACAGACGCGCCGCCGTGCATACGGTTCATGCGCTTCATGCCGCCATGCGATTTGCCGGTGCGGGCTTCCTTCTTCACCATCTTCTTGATGAGAGCCTTGTCCATCGCCTCATCAGGATGCTTCTCAACCTTGCCGCCCTTCTTCTGGCCGGGAATGACAGGGTTGTTAGTGAAGTTCATCGCTTTAGGCTTCACGATACCAAGGCGCGGGTCTTGCGGCATTGCGCCGGGGGGCATCATGGGTCCGCCGTCCATTTTTTTGGCGCGACCGCCGGCTTTACGGCTCTTCATAAAATCTTCTGCTTCCTTCGCAGTCATGCCCTGATCTTTGTCGAGGTCTTTAGGGCGAGCCGGGGGAAGGGGAGGATTTTTAGGAAGGTTGCTCTCTGGAGCCGCGCGGGTTGCGGTGGGAGAAACGACGCGCTTGTCGCCTTCGTAAAGACCGCCGCCCTCTTCCTTGCAAGCGCGACCGCCCTTCTTAAGGCCGCCAATGTGCTTCTTGCCTTCACGCTCTTCGTTAGCGTCTTTGACGTTGCGGTTGATCTTGGCGTTAGCATAGGCAGTCGCCTCACCACCGCTCTTGCGGGGCTTACGGCCAGCATGCATCTTCGCAGCCATTCCTTCGACCTTGCCGCCCTTCTTGTAGGCGCGGCGAGATACAGGACGCAGACCCGTCTTAACTTCCGTGTCGAGCGGCTCCGGCGGCGTCCACGACGAGGCGTCCACCTTCTGATGAGGGTCAGTCGTACCAAGGCGCTTGGCCTTGTTCTTCATGGCCTCGCGGGCCTTTTTAGCCATCTCAGACATGCTTGCTCCTAGCTAGGTTCCGGGCGTCCCCGGTGCCGCCAAAAGGGGGGCTTGGGCGGCTACAAGCCTTACTCTCATGCTACGCCAAGTTTCATCCTTTGACGAGCATGTGGTGAATGATTTCAAGCGCTTTGTGCAGCGCAGCATCCTTGCCGCCGCCGGCTGCGCCACCGCGCGCGCGACCCTCTGCACCCTTCCGCTCTTCCATTTCAGCCCGGCGCGCCCGCTCAAACAGATCGGCGCGACCACCGCCCTCTTCCATCATGGATTTGTTGTATTGCCGCCAAAGCTCGACAGATGCAGGCTCCGCAGCCCGTGCGGGGGTTGCGGCAGTTCGAGCGGCAGCGGGAGAAGATGAAGCAGCACGCTGGAGAGCTGCATAAACCGGGTTGTAAGACGCGCGCCCATCGTCAGACGTGCCTCCAGTCATGGCTACGCCCGGAGTTTCGCTGCGAACGTCATCCGAGAATTGAAGGTTTGCAGGAGATGCAGAAGCCGCTCCTTCTCCTCGCATATCGCGTGCAGCATTAAGAGCAACGGAAGAAGCGCCAGCGCCCATCCCAGCGCCACCAAGCATACGAAGGATAGAACCAACGTCGTACCCGCTTTGAGTAGCAAACGCGGGAAGATTGCCGACAACATCACTGCCCCCTCTAAGAGCCGGCACGCCGAACGAACCAGCCTGCGTGCGGCCTGCGCCCGGCATGGTGAAGTTTGGACGATAAGCTGTCGATCCTTCGCCTAGTGTAAACCCCGTTCCCGGTTCCGGGCGCGCAGCCGGAACAGAAGTTCGCGGCGCAGGCGTGCCGCTAATAGCCATGCCGCCGCCTTCGTCCATGAACCGGGCAACTTCAGCAGCCCGGCGAGCTTCTTCAGCCGCCAGACGGTTCTGAGCCATAGCTTTGGCGGCCTGCACCGCGTCAGCCGTTAGCATGCCTTCGCCTTCAGCCGTAGACATCTGACGAGCCGTCAAACCCGCGTCTTCCGCAGCCCGCAGCGCGCGCTGACGAAGCGCCTCGTTAACTGCCGTGCCGCCCTCACCTTCCATCTCAGCAAGCTGGCGCGCCCGGAAGGCCTCTTCTCGGGCAACCCGGTCGCGAGCCATGCGCTGCGCCGCAGCAATCGCATCGTCGCTCATGCCGCCTTCGCCGGCCATGCGGCCAATGTCATCAAAGGGGCTAGAGACTACGTCGCGGGCAGTAATACCAGAGCTTGGGACACGCGGAATATCGATTCGCGGCAGGAACTCACCGCTGGTCAGCCGGGGCGGCCCGGACGGAGCCGCAGGAGCCGGAGCCAGCATTTCGTCCGGGGTCATCGCATTGCGGCGCGGTCCCGTCAAAAGAAGCGGAGACTGCGTAGCGGCCCCAGCCTTCTCGCCGCCAAGGATTGAACGGGCAAGATTGACCGCGCGGCCAGCACCGGCAATCGCGGCTTCAGGCGCAAGAGCCGTGACGACCATTTCGGTGCGAAACATTTTGCGCGCTACACTCTGCGCTGCGTCCTGCGCCTTCTCGGGCGAGCCAGTCCGCCGAAGAACATCATTATATGTATTTTCAACGGTTTCGCGCTTGAACCGCTCGTAGGAGTTTTCTCCTCCTTGCTGGCCCGCAATAAACGTTTGGTTCTCTTCAGGAATGTACATGTTCCGAGAAAACGTGCGAGGCGTCAGTGTGCGTGCGTCAGCCATCATGCGCCTCCAAATCCGGGCGGTTTAAGTCCGGTGCCTATAATCTCCTGAAGGGCCGGCTCAATAAGAGGCGCGGCGACGGCAAGGGCTTCCGGGTTCTTTAAGACATCTTGCGCGACATCAAGAAGCTGGATGCGTTCATCCGACAGATGCTTCATACGCGCGTTTTGAACAGCGTTTGTCTCGTTTTGAATGTCTGCGTTGGCTTTAGCCTGCTCAAGATTGGCCTTAGCCATATCAAGCTGACGCTTCGTCGCGCTGTCTTCTGCGCGGGTCTTGGCGTCAAGCATGCGGGCTTCAGAGTTCTTCGCGTCATTCTGCGCGTCAGCCATAGCCTTCTGAGCTTCTGGCGTGGGCTTGTTGCGCTGATCCGGCGGCAGGAAGAACTGCTCAGGGTTATTCCACCCAAGCGCTTGAAGAGCAGCCGTTTCAACAGCGATAGGGTCATACAGACCCGGATTAGACTGCTGAAGCTGCTTCAATGCGCTGATCTTCACAAGGCGCTGGGCCTGAGAAGCGGTGTTGGGATCGGCGTGCGGCACAAAGTCAAAGTTATCAATCGCCGTCAGGAACGTCTTCTCGTCCCATTCGCTGGCGCGCTTCTTGTTCCCCTGCCAGAAGCTGTCGGGATGTTCCTTGAACGTGCGGATCAGAAGCTGAAACTCTTCTGACTGGGCTGCATGCAGGCGCTTATGCACTGCGTTCAGCACCTTGGCGGCCTGTTCCAGCATTGCCAGCGTGGTGCCGACCGGCATTTCGGTCTTACCTTCGCCGACCTGCTGCTCCGCAGTGCCGCCAATTCGCATGCCGGTCTGAGCAATGTTCTCAACCAGCGTCATCAGCGCGCCAGACGGCGGTTTGTATGGGATTTCCATAATCGCGTCACGCAGCGGCATACCGCCGGTCTTTACCAACGCGCCGCCGCCCGGAGGAATGCGGAAAATGTTGGTGTTCTGACGCGCCCCGGTGTCAGCCATAAGGAAGCCGGGGAAGTTATTGTACATGCCCGCATCAAGAAGTTCGCGCCAAGCAGCGGTGATCGCGTTCGTCGTGTTGCCGAGGATGTGAAGCAGACCGATGTCATAGAAACCCATGCCGGGGACAAAGGTGTACTTCACAAAGTTTTGGCGAGCGGTCGGGAGTTCTTCTTCGTCTTCATCGTAGTTGCGAACAATCGACAGAATTTCTTGCGAGGACACGTCAATCGTTACGCGATACGGAATCTCAAGCCCGGTGGTCTTGCCTTTCCACTTATGCTCAAACCCTTTGATGTCGAGTTCGCAATAGCACTCATAGATTTCGCGGTCGCGATCAACGGGCCGCGTAGCTTCAGGCTCAATCCCTTGCTGGGCATTTTTTTCGCGCTTAACGCTATCAAGGTCAGGAGCTTTGGGGGCTGACAGCTCAACATCGCGATAGACGCCAAGAATTTGAAGCCGCTTCACAGTAGAGGGGCGCATGTAAACGCGGTGCGTGATGCGCTTGGCGTTCTGTAGGTCGGTCGCCGCGTTGTTGACGATCAGGTCATCGGCATCCACCGACTCGGAAACCGGGCGGTTCCGCAGCGGGCACTGATAAACCTTTTTAAAGGCTGTGCCGCCAAACCCGAGCATCAACAGCATGCGATCCGTGTCGGGATAGTATTCAGTCGCAACGCTGGTGAGGTAATGATTGAGATCACGCTCCAACGCAGTCGCAAGTTGGTCTTTTTGGAGGGTGACATTGTTGCCGTCGTCGCGGATTTTTACCGGACCATCGGTTGGCAGCAGTTCTGAACGGGCGTTGGCTTGGAACCGAAGCACTGCCTCCAGAAGAAGGGGGTGCCGCACCTTGCTCATGCCGTCTACAGGCGCGCCATCAGAAGCGCCCTGCACGTTGGGTATCTCAACCTTCAAGCCAAGAAGCTTGATGCCAAGGGCGCGGTCTTCAATCCACTCTTTGCGAGAGGAGAGATCGTCTTCAATGCCCTCAAGAAGCTCACGCGAAATGCGAGAAAGCTCATCCTGCTCAATACGATCTACGAGATTGCTAAACCACTCGGTCGTATTGTTCTCAGCAGCGCGTTCAATGGGGTTCCCATCAAGAGAAACGCTGACGGAGCCGTCAGCATGTTCGATCTTGAGGATATTGCCCTTGATGTCGAACTCAGGCCGGTCGCCACCGCCCTCATCAATCTCAACAACAACCTCTTCTGGAGACGCAGTTGCTTCATCCTCCAGTGGAAGCTGACGGAGATTGGGCATCAGGCCCGGTGTCATCGGCATGAGCTATTCCTCTTTGGCCGCCAGCCGCTCCATTTCCTGAACGAAGCGTTGAATACCCTCTTGCGCGGCGAGTGTATCTGATTTTGCTAGGATTTCATAGTGACGCACGTAGTCATGCGGGTCTTCACCCCAGACTTCGACCTTAAAACATCCGATTGTCTTAGGCGTAGGCTCCCTGACGACATCAACCACTGCCTTAGCAAGCACTCTGCTCATCTTATCCTCAAGTTTAGGCTGGGTAGAGCGGGGGCATTTTGTTCCCCCTAAACGTCATGCTCTCCCGCATATCGCTTTCCCACTCTTGGTAACGCACAAGCACGCCCGCGTCACGCAAATGCCGTAGTGCCATGCTTACGGTATCGACCAAATCGTCGTGTTTGCCTTTGGGGAACTGCCCGACCTGTTGGATGACCATGTCGGCCCATTGTTTATTGGGCGCGTAGACCATTCCATCGGCAAAAAGGTGTTCGACTGAGTAGAGTCGGGACAGTTTGTCCTGACTTTTTGGGTCAAACATCTGCACGGCAAAGTTTTCGTAGCCGTAAAGGCGCTTTAGCTCCTGAGCTACGCTGTGGCCGGCGGCTTTATTCTCAACGAGCAGGCGATCTACCTTCATCTGGCGGCATGTGAGGGCGACTTTCTGCACAAGTTGGTGCAATTCGTACCTTCCCTGCCAAGCCTGCATCAGCATAACCTTGGGAGAGCCGCCAGCGTTGGGATTGCCGTTGAATTTGATCTGTGCGGCCTCATCAAAGAGGGCGGATTGGGCTTCTGCAACCTTATGTTTTTGATTTCTATTGACGTAATTATCCGCAAAGGTGGTTTTTGCCCCTGAGAAGACGCCCCAGATGGTCAAGGCAGAGGGGTCATTCTCTGTTTTTGCGGTGTATGCGGTGTCTAGGGACGCGATGATGAGGTCCATAGGCGGGTATTCTGGTGAATCCCATGTCTGCCACCAGTCGGTTTTGATGATACCGCCGCCTTTAGGCTCCGGGCGTTGCTGTAGTTGGCCGGCAGCGGCCCACGGGCCTAGCTGATTTTCCAAGATTGCGACTTCGCGTTCGCCAAAACGCTCGGGCCAGAGGAGCAAACCCTCTCTTTTTTCAAGAGTTTCCTCTGCTTCGATGCTGATCGGGATGCGGTTGCCGTCTTCATCGACATCGACAAGGGGCGTTCCCTCTGCATCGACGCCTCTGGGGTCATTCCACCCGATGGGTGTGACCGAGTGTCTGCGCCATTCGTAGCGCATGGGGAGACAGAGGTGGGTCCATTCCCCCTGATTTTTAGACATGATGTGGCCGGTCAGGTCTTCTTCCGACAGCCTTTGCTGGATAACAATGAACGCGCCCGTTTTAGGGTCGTTGAGACGGGTTGAAAGCGCTGAGTCCCACCATTCGATGGTCGTTTGGATGGTGGCTTCTGAAAACGCTTCTTGGGCCGCGTTAGGATCGTCCACCACGATGATTGACCCGCCTTCGCCCGTGAGAGCAGAGCCAACCGATGTCGAAAGCCGGGAACCGTTTTGATCATTATCGAACCTTGTCTTTGTGTTCTGATCGCCGGTTAACCTAAACCGTTCGCCCCAGCGTTGCTGATACCACGGGCTATCGATCAGCCTGCGGCATTTGACGCTATCGCGCAGGGCTAGCTGTTGGGCGTAAGACGCATGAAGGAACTGCACGCCGGGGCCAGACGTTGGGCTGTCCCATTGCCGTGGCTGCGCCCATACCCAAGCCGGGAACGCCACCGAGGTCAGCGACGACTTCGCACAGCGAGGCGGAATGTTGATGATAAGCCGTTTGATGTCGCCGTCTGCTACGGCTTGGAGATGCTCGGCCACGGCCTCGATGGGCCAACCATCAGTAAAGGGCGAGGCGTCAATATAGCGCCAAGAACCTTTTAGAAACTTGTATAGGCTATCTTCGCAATCTGATCTGTCGATGTCGATCAGTTGCTTTTCGATGTCGATCTTTTTCCCGTCGATCTCAAGGAACGGCATTTTTGCGCCTGCGAGTGCGAGGAAGCTTGCTGAAGGTTAGGTATTTCTCCCCGGTGGCGGCGTCCTCCCAACAATCCAAATAGGCCTCCAGAGCGTGCCGGGGGTCTTGAGATATAATTAAATCCCCGTCTCCGTCCTCATACACAAACCCATCAAAAGCTGTGTCTAGCTCTGTGCGGCGCAGCCAGCCAAAAGTGTGGTGCCAGCCGTGCGCGATAGCTTCATCATTCATGGCTTTCTTCCGAAAGTTATGTTTGTCTCCGCGCGAATTTCCTGATTTCGCCATGTCCAGCACTCCCCGTCCTCCTGAAAACAGACCCAGAGCAGATCATGTTCTGCGCCGTAATCAATCAGGAAGTGAGCTAGAGCTTTCCCACGCGGGGTGACTAATGGTATTGGCGGGTTGAGTTGCAGGATCGTTTGCAAGGCGCACCGTCATTTCATCAAAGCTGAGTTCAAACCTGTCCGTTGGCTTGGCTATATTTGGATATTGGATTAGCAGATCGACAGGTATCCACCGGCCTTCCAGACATCTTCGCCGCCAGTGCCAGACAAACCTATACCTTTGCCGGTGGTTCATCTTTCCTCTCCAACGCAGCGCGGGCGACATCAATGGCGCTTTCAATCGGAAACGCTCCAAACTCCGGGTCAGGCGTCATCGCAGCGATCTGCCGCAGCGCTGCCTCAAGCTCCTTAATCCGGTCAGCAAACTCCCACGCCTTAGCAACAGCTAGCTCCCGGCTGCGCGTTTCCTCCACAAGCTCACGCTTCAAAATTTCAATCTGATAGGCAAGCTCATGCGTCCAGCCAAGCTCCTTCAGCGCTTTGGCGGCAATCATGTTGTTAATCCCGCCACCCGCACGGGTGACCGCCTTATTCAGCCGGGAGGCAAGTTTATCCATCCTGCCGCTCCCGCGCCTTCTTGGCGGCCTTAACAGCCAAGGCCTTATCCAAGGCAAACGCTCGCTTCTCAGCCGGGGTGTTCTTCCCACCCTTCGTCCCCGCCCGTGCCGCCAGAGCTTTATCTTTGCTAAAGCTGCGGTTCTCAGGCTTCACAGACTTGCCGCCCTTAGACGCAATCAATCGACGCTTCTCAGGGTCCATAGCGGCAAACCCACGACGCGCCTTTACCTTAGCAGTAACATTTTCCACGATTTTTCCCCCAGCTATAGGGACCCAAAAGGGGACCCAAACCAAAATGCAGTTTCCACAAACTACACCGTAGGGGGACCCGTGTCAAGGCAAGTGTTGATTTGCCTTGCGGGCAGTAGTGGGGAGGAATTTTGGGGTATTTGCGGGGAGGGGTGGAGCCTCGGTTTGGGCCGGCCCTGTTTTACCCGCCTCCCTCCCCCGTCGCTGGCGTCGGGTACCTTAACCCATTGATTTTCCTAGCATTTCCCTCCCCCTCCCCTCGGAGCGGATGCTGCTAAGTGTCTGATTCTTCTGCGAGTTCGCCTTCGATCATTGGCGGCGCATTGGTGGCGGCTTCCAATGCGGCGCGCAATGCGTCGCGCGCTTCCGGCGCTAGCGCCCTGCTATCGATAACAAGCGAAGCCGTTTGGATCGGGCCGCCGTCCTTTCCGGTTAGCTCGATAGACTGTTTTGATTGCGCTGCATAAGCGCCCGGATTCAGGCGTTCCGCGTACCATCTCATTGAATCTGAATAGAGTCGGGCCGCAGCAACCGTTGCGCCGTCTATCGGTTCACCGGCCAAGACTCGCGCGTACAGCTCACGCGGCACGGTGGCGGCTTGCGTAAACGCGTGTTCGGCCAAAGCGCCTTTTGCGCGTGCGAGAATTGCAGCGAAAGAGGGATTACTTTCTGCCCATCTATAAACAGTAGCCCGATACAAGCCTAAAGCGTCACAAGCTTCCGTTACCGTCATCCCTTCCGCCATTAGGTCCAAAATCTTCTTTCCAGTCTCTTCCGTGTATGTGCTAGGCCTTCCTGTTTTAAGGATAGCTTCGGGCGTTCGCCTTTGGGCTTTTGCTAGTGGAAGATTAGCCGCCAAGGCTTCGCGCAATTCAGCGCCACTATGCCGCCGCATTAGCGCCTTCTCTTCCGGCGATAGCTTCCGCCCGCCTTTCTTGGCCGCCTTCACTGGCTTTGCGGCTTGCGCCTTTTCCGGCCCGCTCATTGGCGGCTACCTTTCCAGCGCCCGTCTATATCTTGCGCGCCGTTCCATTCCGCGCCCGCCTCAGTTTCCGGCCTTGCAAGCCGATCCGCCACATAGGCCGCCGCCACAATAGCCAGCGGCAAGACGCCGAACAAGGCCAAGGCTAAGTAAACCGCCCAATCCATAGATTCCCCCACGATTCCAGTGGCTTTGATTGTACCACATTGGAATCGCTAGCCAAAGCGCCAAGGCCAAAAAGAACAAAACGCGAAAACGCCGCCCATGCCACGCAAATCAATTTTCCAGCCCACGGTGACGGCGCGCGCCCGCGCCCGCCAGCGGCCTTCTAAAAGGCTTTTGAAGCTATGTCGGAAAATTGACACGAAAAGCCGGGCTGAAAAAGCGCTTGCATGAAATATTTGCAGGCGTTATAAGAATGAACCGCGCGCGCGCGTGCGTTCTTTAGAAGGGGAAAAGCGATGGCTAAACTGATCTATTGGGTGGCAAGGCACGAACACGACAGCCAATGTTATTCGATCATTGCTAAGACTAAGAAAGGCGTAAAAGAGCAATTGGAAAACATTTGGAATCCCGAAGCTTACGGCCCGATTGAAAAGCGAATGATCGAATATCAGGATGCGTTCGATCTGTTTGATTGGGTGACAAGCGAAGGCGGCGGGCGCGCATCAAGCGGCGTGCAAGTGTGACGTTTGGCTAGTGCGGGCGCCACGCGCGCCCGTATCGCCAAGCGCCAAGCCCGCGCTTGTTAGCAATGGGAGCAAGCTTATGAAATTTAAACCCACAATAGACGTTTGGGCGCTTGCGCCTTCCGAACGGGCCGCAATCCAGCCCGGCCAATGGGTGAAGGCCGGGCCGAACGGGCCGCGCGGCCAATATCTCGGCCAAAGGAAAGGCGGCTCTGACGTGGTGGCGTGGCAAGGGCGCCATGCGTTCGCCGCCGCCCGGCGCGCTTTGCGCTTGTACGCAATCGCTAAATAATGGGAGCAAGAGCAATGGAAAACTATATCAGCAACGGGCCGGGCGGCTTGGCCTTTGTAGGGCCGGAAGCCGTGAACCTATTTGGCGCTATTGCGCTGAAAAGCGCGCTTGTCGGTTACGCTAAATTCAAAATGCAGCCTAACCGACACTATACGCCGACGCGCATGTTAGAAGCCGCCGGGCGCATTGTGGGGCGCAAATACAAGCGCGGCGAATATATGCAGGCCGCCAATGATTTAGCCGCGTGGATTGTCACGGCGCGCGCCGCAATTGAAACAAGGGGCGCAGAATGACGGGCGCCACAATGGAAAGCGCGCGCCACGCCTTTGCGGAAGCATGCGCCCGCGCGCAAGCCGCCACGGCTTCCGGCCAATTCGCCAAGGCCGCCGGATATTTAAACCAAGCCGCCATGCATTATCAGGAATTGAACCGCATGCGCGCCGCTATTGAAGCAATGAAAGGAAAAAGCCATGGATAAGCAATTTGGAAGCCTTAAAGAAAAGATTGCGTTCGAAAAGGCCGAACGGGCCGCCCGTTATGCCGCGTTTGAAACCATATGGAATGAAGCTGTCGCCGCAGGATATGCGGCGGGCGACCATATGACGCCGCGCCCCATGGTGGTGAAGGACGGATTCACGGGCGCCACGGTTGATTATGTGACGGAAGGCCTTTGCGGCTTTGCGTGGGTGAACGTGAAAGGCGCACACAAAGGATTCGGGCGTTGGCTTATTCAAACAGGCCGGGCGCGGCGCGCTTATTATGGCGGCGCTGAAATATGGATTAGCGCGCATGATCAAAGCTATGAACGCAAGCTAAAGCACGCGCAAGTTATGGCTTACGTTTTGAAAGAAAACGGCGTGGAATGCTACGCTAGCGGGCGGCTTGATTAATGGGAGCCGAAGCAATGAGAACGGATTGGAAAGTAACAAAGGACAGCGCGGCCCCGCCCGCGCGCCGCTGGCGGCTTGATTACCGGGCCGCCGGGCATGGCTGGCGGCTAATGTCAAGCTATCCTACGCGCAAGGCCGCGCTTACGGTTGGCTTCTTAATGCGCGAACGCGGCGAAGCCATATCTTGGCATGGCGGCCCGATTCGCATGGGAATTGCGCTAGTGGATTCCTGCGGCGTGATGGATTGACGTTTGGCTAGTAGGGGCGCCGCGTGCGCCCGTATCGCCAAGCGCCAAGCCCGCGCTTGTTAGCAATGGGAGCAAAAGCTATGCAAAACAGAATCTACAGCCTAGATTCAGCCAAAGCCGTAAAAGCGCAAGCCTTTGGCTATCTTAACGCGATCCATTATCTTGCGCCCGGCTCATTGTCGGGCCGCAATTTATGCGCGCACGCAAGCCCGGCTTGCTTATCGGCTTGTCTCGGTTGGTTTAGCGGCCAAGCCGCCATGGTGGCAAATGACGCGGAATTAAATTCCGTGCGCGCTAGCCGAATCGAAAAGGCGCGGCGCTTTTTCGAAAGCCGCTCGGCTTATATGTATGACATGGCCTTGGCTACAGCGCTAGCCTATCGCAAGGCGAAAGCGGAAGGCCTTAAGCTTTGCGCCCGCCCAAACGGATCAAGCGACATCGCTTTTGAAGGCGTAGCGGTTGAATTAGACGCGGCGCAAGCCGCCCGCATCGCGCGTATCGTGCGGCGCCCAATAGCCGCCGGGCGCTATCGCAATCTCATGGCGCTTTTCAGTTGGATTCAATTCGTGGATTACACGAAAAACGCCGCGCGCATGCGCCGCACCCGTTCGCCGCAATGGCCTAAAAACTATAGCTTAACTTTTAGCCGTTCTGAAACGAATGAAACGGAAGCTTTTGCGCTATTGGCGGAAGGCTTCAATGTGGCGGCGGTATTTGCGGGCGGCCTTCCGCGCCGTTGGAACGGCTTTCGCGTTATCGATGGCGATAAACACGACTTGCGTCACCTAGACCCACGCGGAGTCGTTGTTGGGCTTACACCTAAAGGGCGGAAGGCCAAGCGCGACGCATCCGGCTTTGTGATAACGGATTGGGCTAAATCCAAAGCGCCCGCCAAGCGCCGCGCTATGGCGATTGGCGAATGAAAGGCGCAGCGCGCTTTCTAATCCGGGCGGCGCTTTTCGGTTGCTTCTTCTTTCTATGGCTTGCGTGGCGATATTTTCTAAGGCCGCGCGCGCCGCCCAAAGGACACTAAACCAAGCCCTCGCACCACGGTGCGGGGGTTTTTTGTTGCGCGCGCAACGAACCCAAATGTTTTTTTGGGTTCCCGAAATTAAATCGCCACGATTTATTTACCGGCAATTTTTTTGAGCGAGTTTTTAAAGTGGACCGATGGACCAAATGCTAATGGACCAATGGACCGATGGACCAAATTAAGAAAATCGACTGGACCAAATATCCGCCCAGTCGGACCCCGGCTTTTCGGGAAACATGACCTCACATGTTTTTTTAAATTGGACCGAAAGCCTATTTGCTAACTGATAAGCTTTAGATTGGCCCGTAAAGTTCAGATCATTGTCAGCGTAGATCACGATATGGACCGCCTCGGGGGGAGGGGACCATTTAGCCAGCATAGTCCCATTGATGGCCGCCCATACTGGAATGGACCGATGCATGAGCGACGCCGCCATGGCTGTCTCGATCCCCTCCGCAATGCCCATTGTCTCCTGAGCTTTCCCTAACCGAATAGCGGACCCTTCAGGCAATGGACCGCGCATCGTTCGTTTCACCGGCTCACAGTTCGCCTTACGCCCGTCCTCGGTAAGAAACGTACAGTGAAGATTAGCTGCCCGGCCCGATGGACCAGCAATCATGCAAACCATGGCCGGCATCCTCGTGCCGGACGATGGGTTCCATAATGCAGGATGCTCTCTAAGGCTATTAGAAGACCATAGAAGCCCTACCCTCGTTTTTAGGTATCTACCCACCGGAGACGCTTCTGACGGGCGTCTGCAAGCCTCCCAGACGGCCTGCATGGCCTTCCTATCGCGATCCTCTTGCGATGGACCGATGGGGCCATCGTTTAGGGTCACGTTTAGCATGGCCGCAACCTTAATCCGCGCTTCCTTGAAAGAAAGGTTCGCGAGCCGACCAATCAGGTCGAACCCGTCGCCGTGGCCGCATTGATTGCACAGCCACGATCCAGTTCCTTCTCGATCATCGAAACGGAACCGATCCTTGCCGCCACACATCGGGCATGGACCGTGGGCGCGAGGGTTTACGGGCGGGTGGTAGCCATAGGCGGGTAAAATGACCCGCCACTGGCCGCGCGTCACATCGGTAATTCTCACGCAGCACCCTTTGCCTTAGCTCGAGCTTTAGCGCGAGCGATGTTCCGGTGCTTAATCCACGATGCGGTGGACGGCGACACGGAAACTGCGGGCATTGGCTTAATCGTGGGCGCAACTCCGAATTTATCTTTGTAGGAATAATAGGCCCACCCGTCAGCATATCCCTTGTCTCGCGAATGGCGCAGTAATTCGGAATAAAAATCCAATTTCTCTTTCATGGAATATTTCGAGGCTTTTAATTTTTTGCCGCGTGTTAATTCCAGCAATTCGCCGGCATCGTTTTCGATTTGATTTTTAGCCTCTGGCGTAAATCCGCATGCAGGACACACCCGGACTTTTGGCGGCTTCACGAAAGCGCATTTCGGGCATTCCTTGGGAAGGATCGTCGGCTTCTCGCGCGCCACATTGGATTTTTGACCATCGTCTAGCTCGTCGTGGTGGATATCAGTCACAAAGCCAAGCCGCAGCGTCGTGTCGCTATGGTCGAGGATCAGGCAGTAATCCTTGCCCGGCGCAGTGCGAAGCCCACGCCCGATGATTTGTGTGTAGAGAATTTCCGACTTGGTGGGGCGGGCAAGGATCAGGCAGCGCACATCCCAATCGACGCCCGTGGTCAGGACGCCGACGTTGCAGACGATTTTAATCTCGCCTGATTTGAACTTAGCCGCCACATCGCGCCGCTCGTCCTTCTCCGAATAGGCATCGACGTAGCCTGTCGCCACGCCCGCAGCCTCAAACTGGCTCTGGATATGTTTTGCGTGAACGCGATTCACGGCGAAGCACAGGGTCGGGCGGTTCTGCCCCTTCTCCAGCCACGTCGAGACTATGTCCGCAACCAGCGCAGACTTGTCCATCGCCTTCCCGAGGCCTTTGGCCTCGTAATCGCCCAACACCGTCTTCACGCCGCGCAGATCAGGATGGGACGGCGCGAAAACTTTAAAATCGGAGAGGTGACCTTGGTCGATCAGTTCCTGCGTGGTTACGCTGATGATCAGATCGTCCCAAATCTTCCCCATGCCCTTCGCCCACGGCGTGGCAGTCAAGCCCACGAATGGAACGTTCTTCCAATCGGGAAGCGCCATCCACCGCTCATAAAGCTTGAACGAGACATGACACTCGTCCACGATGACCAGATCGACTTTCGGAATGTCTCGCCGGTTTAGCGTTTGGACCGAACAGACTTGGACCGGCTGATCGCGATCCGTCAGTTCATGGGCGGCCTGCATGACGCCAACTTCCAAAATCCCATGCCGCGCGAACCGCTCGACAGTCTGGTCGATCAGTTCCAACGCAGGCACGGTGAAGATTACGCGCTTACCCTTCTCGCGAGCCATGCGGACGATGCTCGCAGCTACCTCGGTCTTTCCCGATCCGGTTGGGGCTTGGATGACAGGCCGCTTTTTGCCGCCAAGGAGTGACCGCCTGAGCTTGTCTATCGTTTCCCATTGATAGGTGCGTAATTCCATAGCTCAAGCCCCCTTCTTAAGCTGGTCTGTGCCTATATTAATAGTATTATATATATCCAGTGTACTCCCCTTAGATTCATCCCTTGGCGGCTGTTCCAGTGTTCTAATACTCTTACTCTTACTCTGGGCTAGCACCCCGCTAGCGGAGCGATTGCATGATGCTAGCACCGTGCTAGCATCCGCAAAGAATCCGGCTTCAACTAGAGGATTGAGAGCCGCCAGAAAATCGTCCTCAGACATGCGGATGCGGAACGCGATCTCGACCACACGACCTGAAACTATGCCTTCTGGATTTTCGCTAGCTAACAGCCAAAGCATTGGTGCTAGCGCCTTGCTAGCAATTGGCAGGCGATGGAAATCGTAATCATCGAGCAAGCCACGATAGAGCTTGATCCATGGCGGCCTGCGGTTGCCGTAATGTTGGAATTGGTGCCAGTTTTTCGCTTGAAGGCAAATTTCCATAGTCAGACCACCATCCGTTGTGGTTGATCCGACGCCTGACCCGCGATATATTGCTGGCGCAAACATCGGAACACCGCCATGTTCCGTTTACGCCCCGGTGAAGTTGACGCTTCGCCGGGGCATCTTTTTAGACTACCTCATTTCTGGAGGCGTTTCAACTTGAGGGCAAGGAAAGCCATCTTGGGGATAGCCTTCGTTCCACTGAGCCACCAATAGATCGTCCGCTCCGTAACGCCAAGATATTCAGCGGCTTCCCTGTTGAGAAGGTTAAGCCGCCAAAGCATTGTACGGAGCTTTTCAGCGTCTTCTTCGTAGCTCATGCCATGCTCGCGACGATATAGTTGAGTGCAAGGCGGTGCGTATAGTATTGGCCAATATCACCTCGCGGGGTCATGGCCTGATAATTCTCTCGCTCGCACTTTTTGACCCAGCCGATCACCGAGCCGTTGTAGGTAATTTCAGTGATGCCATCGTCCCCACGCTCGCATGTCAGGGACAGGGCGGCATTTGAATTGCCGACCTTTGCCGACCCGATACCGTCGATGACAATTCCGCACATGTCTGCGATGTGTTTCGGTAATTCCATAGCTTTTCTCCATTTATCGAGAATGAAAACAATACATGAATAAAATACATTTTCAACTGATTTTTGATTTAATTTTTCGTTCGTTTTTCTGTAGCCATTTCAATGTGTTAAGCGCGGCTTCCAATTCGGGCAGCCACGATTCTTTCATATCCAATGTGCTGGGGTCTCGTTTTTTCTTTGAGACCAAATCGCGCAAAATATCGATGTGCCCTTTCAAATTAATGACGGCCCGCTCCACCGCTTCAATTTGAATATCCAACGGTACTTTCATCGTCTGCCTACAAATGTAGTCGGCCCGGTTGAGTTCTGGTGAAACAGATACCAGCAGCAGTTGTCCATGCCGGTGTTCTTGGACCCCTCAATCCACTTCACCCGGCCAACAGACACAATCATGCGGCAGATATTCAGGTAGCCTTTGGCTTGGCCTGTGTGCATCCAGTCGGCGTCAAACAGCAGCCACGTAGGCCGCAGCCGTGAACACCGCTCAATAATCTGATGCAGCACGGGCCGATCCCATGGCGGGTTTGTGATGATGAGTTCAGCCCCGTTCAGGTCCGACTCGTCAATCCATGAGGCGTCGTGCTGACGGATACCTGATGCCAGCGGGCGCACGTCAAAAGCTGACACGCAGTGCAGAGCATGGTTCTCCAAGTGCCCGGCCAACACGCCCGCGCCAGCGCAAGGTTCACAGAACGTCTGGCCCCGTGTCAGGAACGGGACCAGAGCCATGACAGCCGATGCAGGGGTTGGGTAATAGTCTAGCTTGACCCGTTCAAAGTCAGACCTTTTCCCCATCTTGCCCCTCCAGAGCGGCTCCGGCTATGCAGAAATAATCCGCTTCTGGCGACATGGGATGGGTCGAGCGTTTGCGCGAAAGCTCCATCACGATCCGCAGCGCCGCTTCCAGTTGCTCAATGCGGTCGGCTGCTTCACGCGAATCTGCAACGGCGACTTGCCAGTCGGTCGAAAAACAATGATCACGCAGCCGCTTCACAAGATCGTCAGCCATCTTTCTTCTCCCCTAGTGCGGCACGGGCAACAAACTCATGCCACAAGTCATGCTTGACGATGAAGATGTCACGTAGCTCTAGCAGCTTCTCCAGCGCCTCAATGCGGTCAGCGGCATCGTGCAATAGATAGTAAGCATCAGACATAACGCGCAGCTTGCTTGTCCGCAGCCGCTTCACAAGATCATCAGTCATCAGTTAATCCTCCCTCAAATGAGGAACGCCAATCTCTGGCGGGTATTCAGGCTGTGATCTATGCGCCAACCGACGCGCCATTTTGAGTTGCTGCTCTAACCTTTTGACTTCAGCTTCCAGTTGCTCAATGCGGTCGGCGGCTTCTTTTGTGTCGCCAATGCTGGCCGATAAGCCAAACGCAACATCATCGCGCAGTCGCTTCACAAGATCATCCATCTTTCTTCTCCCCTAGTGCAGCATCAATGAAGTCACCGACTTCATACAAATCCAAATTCCCTGCATCTAACTCGTAGATCATGTCGTCAAGTTTCCGCAGCGCCGCCTCCAGTTGCTCAATGCGGTCGGCAGCTTCGCGAATAAACGAACTTTTACCTTCGTCATATTCGTGGAACACGCGCAGCCGCGCCACCAGATCATCAGCCATGTCTTCCCTCCAAAACATCCATTATTTCTTTCTTTAACTTTTCTATTTGAAGCCGGGCCTCCGTTCGTAAGACGCAATCTTTCGTGACAAAATCCTCCAAGCGGTTATTTTGAACTAGCAATTCTTCAAATTGTTTTTCCAGCTCTTCAATGCGGTCGGCGGCTTCTGCCCTCTGGCTGCAACAGTCCCTCGCTGGAAAGTCGCGCAGCCGCGCCACAAGATCGTCAGCCATTTTTCCCCTCCAGCGCTGCGCGGGCGATTTTTTTCATGCGATTAACAATGCGTTTTTGGTCATCTGGTCTCATAATCATGTCCACGCCAGTTATGGCATTTAACGCTGCCTCCAGCGCCTCTATGCGATCAGCGGCTTGTTCCGCCGTGCGTCCCGGTTCACGCCACCAATCTTTTACTTCACGCAGCCGTTTCACAAGATCATCAGTCATCAGTTAATCCTCCCTTAGATGAGGAATACCAATCTCTGGCGGGTATTCAGGCTGTGAACGATGAGCAAGCCGACGCGCCATTTTGAGTTGCTGTTCCAACCTTTTCACTTCAGCCTCCAGCGCCTCTATGCGGTCGGCGGCTTCTATTGCTGTACTGTAATCATTAGTTCCATCATCAAAGGCTAGGTAACAAGAGTCACGCAGCCGCTTCACAAGATCGTCGGTCATCTTTTGTCTCCCATAGCTCTTTTTGCGATTCCGTAAGAGCATTCATCAATAAAACAACAGTCACAATTCTCACCATCGCAAGCAATTTTAGCCAAAGCATCCTCTGCCACGATAACCCGCTGCTCTAGCCGCTCCAGCATTTCTGCCGCCATGACCATCAAAGACAGGTCCTCAAGGTGGTCACCTGTTCCTGTTTTAAGAAGCTCAACTATGTTCATTTGTCTCCCCTCGCGTACATTTCAAAATGTTGCCGAACGACTACAAATAGGTCTTCTTGTTAGCCGTTTTATAGCACCCGAAAGCCTACCCAATTACACCCAATTGCGGAGGTTTCTCGCTTCACAGCATCCGCATCCATACCAATAGTGACATGGCAGTATTTGGATGCGGTATTCCATTATCCCCGTCCACTACATCTGCTTGGCTTTCTAGATACTCAATGATGGCTGGCATCTGGACTTTTATTCTTTCTATTTCTTTTTGAGCAGTGTGAAGCATGACCTGTAGCCTAGCTATTTCCCTCTCCTGCGCGATCAGCAACTTCTGCACCCGTGATGCTTCAGTCTCCATCTTTCTTCTCCAGCGCAGCGCGTGCGGCTTCAACAGCAGACCCCCATTCATCAGCGTATTTAATCAAAGGTGGCCCGTTCTGCACATCAAGCAACGATTGCAGCGCCGCTTCCAGCGTCTCAATGCGACTGTGCTTTTCATCCACCACACCAGCGATCCACTCAACTGCACTATCAATCCCGTCCTC